AATAGGAAGATTAATAAATTCTTTTCCTCCTACTCCTTTAACCTTTCTTCTTTTCTTTTTGTTTATAGAAAAGTCTCCAAAACCACAGGGAAGTTTTTCTTTTTCACCTGTTTCTAATATGTGATGTTTAAAAGAGTCATTGAATGCATAAAGTATATTTCTCCACTCATCAAAGTTTAAATTTACAAGTGGATTCTTTTTACAAAAATCATTGTAATTATCTTTACTCGCACTTCTCCAATCAACAGAGACTCTAGACATTTATATAGTTTTTAATTCGTAGGTTGAGCATTTGGTGCCTGTCCATCTATACCTTCATTACTCATATCAGTCTTAATTTGAAAGTATGTAGATAATAGTTTTGTAGATGTCATAGCTAACACTTGTTGCTGTAAGTACCCTGGTAATGCATATTCTTTATCTAAAGGGTTCTTACAATACTCTTCATCTGTATACTCAGGACTTCCACAATCACAATCTGGATACATTATTTCATTAGGTATGTCTTCTTCAAATAATGCAGCCATTCTTACTAACTTTAACAATGGGTTACTAATGTACATATATCCATTAGATATCCAGAAGTAACTTTGCTTTTTAATTATTGGTAACTTTAATAAATTTAAGTACCTATTTATTGTTATCTCTTTTAATTTAGTGCCTTTTCCTCCCATAGCATTTATAGAATATACACCTTGAATTACATATTGGTAATTCCCTTCAGACATTCTTGGAAGTTTATATTTTGTTCTTGCAACTGTACACTCATCAGCAAACTCACAACATTCAGATATAGGCACTTCAACCATTTCCAAACAAGGAATAGTGGTAAATAAAGTATCACTGGCCCAGAGTTTTCTTATATTAGTTTCTCTTTTAATTAAAGTCAATGCGTTAACTCTAACTTCAGATGCTATTGCTCTATCAGTTATAAGCGCATCAGTAGATAAGATCTTATGTGTAGATCTTATATCTGAAACCAATTTTCTCAATGTTGCCATAATTATATTCTTTCTTCAAATTCAGCCACCTTGCCTACTTTAAAATCATAAACTAGAGCTAGGGCAGCTCGTACACTATGTACAAAATTATTATCTTTATGCCACCTATCTGTTCCAGATAAACTAGGCATTTGTTGTATCCTCACCCCTTTTATTTCTTTAGCCATATAGTGATGTTTATCACCTGTATGAACTTCTCTATATGTAGCATCTCCAAACCATTTACTATACTTTGGATGTGTTGCAAATAATAAAGGCAACGCCTCTATTTTACAGTTACCGTGATGGAAGCCAATAAATGTGCTACCTATTACAGTTGCTTTTACTAAGCCTTCTTCTCTATCAAAAAATACATCTGGCTCATCTTGAAAGTATACCTCTAATGCATGTGCTAAATAAAATGATTTAGTTCTATCATGATTACCTTGAACCAATATTACTTGAACATCTATAGAGTTTGACTTTAACATCTTAATAGTATCTACAAGAATAGCAAATCCTAATTCATACTCACTGGCATAATCTAATATGACATCTTGAGGAGTTCCGTTTGTTGTTTGGTTTTGATAATTATCTGTATGAAAAAAATCATTTGATATAGGAAAGACCACTCTATTTATATCATATACTGACTTAACTTTGTGTATTAGTTTTTTAGCTATATTAATAAATCTAACAGCTCTAGTTCCAGGATCATTATCACCATCTACATATCTTTTTGCTAAATGAAAATCTGAAAGGGATAACTCAATATCTATAAGATCTTTATTTTTATTTCTTTCTGGTGCAAGTATTGGAACGTAACTTGACTTATAGTTTTCTAAGAACTGTTTAAAGTCTTCTGGTGTGTAATCTTTAGGTTGCTTTCTTTTAGAAAATACCGAAGATGTAAACTTTCCACTAGGGAGTAATTTAGACCAGTAATTTGTAATTATATATTTAGTTAAATCTATTTTATGAAGTGCTGCTAAATCTAATTCATTCTTTGGTTCAAAGTCTAAAGTAACAGTACTCTCTAATGTACCTTTTTCATTATTTACTTTTTTTATAAATTCAACCTCTTCACTAAGTTTACCTGCATCTTTTATAAATGTTTCTGCTGAGTCTTTATTCTCTTTTTTTATATCCTTTATAAGTTCATTTACTTCATCTTCTGTAATTTGCAACTTCTCAGCGTAAAACTTTTTACTCTTCTTCCAAGCTAACATTGACTTTAACTGTATGAGTAAATCTTCAGAGTGTGACATAAGGTGGGGTTTTAGTTAAATATGGTAAAGATATGGAATTTATTTTGGATATTACAAATAAATTTACTAAGGAAGGTTATTCTTTATAACTAATTTGATTATAAATAAAAAACTCCCAGGGCTATTACACCCTAGGAGAAGCCTTGTAAAACCAACAAAACAAGACTTTTTATTATTGAGGATCTACTATTATCTCTATAGATGTTTGGCAACTTCCCAAAGATACTACTCTAATAACATTTGTGTCATCAGGTACTTTATCTGTTGGATATCCTGCTAGTAACTGTGCTCTATTTATGTTTTGTTCAAATGGTGCTGTGAACCCATTTACATCTGAGTATATGTAAAAAGGTCCTGTATCTACACCTAATGTTCCAAATTGTATTGCTCCTGTCATCTTTTATGTTATTATTACTTGTTCATAATTACTACACTTAACGTTTGAATTTTGAACCCTGATCGAAGTAGTTCCAGAAGGAAGAGGTGTTAGATATCCAAAGGGGGATGTCAATATTGCTATTGAAATACCTGTTGCAAAAGGTGTTACAAAACTATCTGCATTTGAATAAATATCTACAGGTCCAGAGCATACCCCTGCTGAGGTTAATCTAACTATTACATTTGCTGCCATATTATTATTTTATTTTATTTAAGGACATATTCCTATAGGAGTGAGTACATATCCATTACCATCTACTCTAGCACTGTATTTTGATGCGTTTGTATTAAGTTGTATTTTATAATACCTCGAAGTACCTGCAAATGGATTAGTTCCAGAAACGTTATTAAATATTCTATCACCTACACTGATTGTTCCTACTGCTTGATGTTGTATATAGCAAATAGAATCTAGAAGCAAAGAGCAATCAATTGTTATTGGATTTGTATTACTAGATATTGCTCCTGGATCAATAGTTCCAGTATTAGGTGTAGTAGTAGTTGTTGTAGTCACTGGTGTTATATAAGTTGCAGTAAGACCATTTAAGCTACAATCACATGTGGTGGTTGTAGTAGTAGTACTACTTGTACTAGATGTAGTTGTTGTACTTGTACTTGAAGAACTTGTAGTAGTAGTTGTTGATGGAGCTACTATTACACTATCAAATACAAAGAGTTGATTAGCTGGTTCCATTACATAAGATTGAAAGAATGGAGTTATCAATTCATCAGTACAAGGATTGCATATATCAGTTAGTTGATAAAGAACTCCATTTTGTGCTATCTTATTTGCAAACTGATGAGATCCTGATTTTAAGTTACTCACAGTTGCCTGTACAATAGCTCCAGCTTGAATAAGTAATTGACCAGATTGTGTAGTATTACCTACACTTATTGTAGAGTTTACAACAGGTAGTCCGTCTACAAATAGTTTAAGATTTACAGTTCCTATAGTTGTTGGCGTATCAGTCTGTAATGTCCAATCAAATTTATAAGGAGGAGGAAGTGTTGTAGAAGTTGTTGTTGTTGATGTACTCGTACTAGTTGATGTACTAGTAGTAGTTGATGTACTACTTGATGAAGTAGTTGTAGTAGTTGGGCAATTAGTCGGTATGTCAATACAATTTTCACAGTTACCTACAGAGCAAACTCTAATAATAGTTGCACCTATAGGAAGCTCTACAACATACCCATTTTCTAAATCATTAGCTGGTACCTGTGTCTCAAAAGGAGAAGTATACCCATCTGCATCTGAAAATAAATCAAATGGTCCAGCAATGCCAGACGGAGGGATAGTTATGGTTATTTGTATTAACATATCTTATAGTGTTGTGTTTGTTTTATTGTAATAAAATATCTACGTAATTAATGCACATCCCATTAGCTTTAACTCTCACTGTAGTTGAGTAATCTGGTACAACAGAGCTAGTGTATCCACTTAATAATAATGTTCTAGACACACCTGTTTCAAAAGGAATATCAAAATTATCTTTATTTGAATACAACTCAAAGTTATCAGCATTGGTGCCTGCAGTAGTTAATGTTAAAAGTACAGTCATAATTATGAACAGCAGTTATTGTTAATGGTTGTTATTTGGTTATTTATATCAATTATTTGCGCTTTCATTGCAGCAATTTCTTGAGTGTTTGTAACTTGTTGAACTTGTAATGCACAAAGAAGTTGATCAATTTTAGATAATGCAACATTTAATGTGTCACATGCTTCTATGTTTGTACATGGAGTTGTAGGTCCATCGTACACAACTGTGCTTGATAAAGGACCTTTAGTTCCACAAGAGTTTGAGGAGCAGTTGCAAGTTGAAGTACATCCACAAGGACTATTTAGAACTACATCAGTGCAGCAAGGGTTTACAGGTAAGTATGCCATTTTGTTTTATTTTAAGGTATGTAAATTATATAATATGCTCCATATCCAGGTTGCCAGTTGCTATGACCTTGTCCACCACCTGTGTCTGCTAACGATACACCAACACTTAATGTCTGAGTAACTTCACTTGTTAATCCATTTGTAGCTGGAGATGATGTTCCTCTTAGTCCGTATCCTAAATTACCACCAGTTGAATAAGCTTGTCTTACTTGTTGGTCAGGTTGAACTGGATCTTGAGTGTTAGCAGTACCCATTGAAACCATCTTGTGACTGTGAGTACTTGGATTAAGACTAGAGGTTACAGTTGAAGCATGTGTATGTGGAGGTATTTGAGACGTTGTTAATGTTGCTCTGTAATCTCCACTAGTAGTACCTAAACTCCATTCTGGAACTTGTCCAAGAATTGGAACTACAGCTGGATCAAGACCACCTCCTCCAGGCATTGCAGTAGTAGTTGCTACAACAACTCTTCCCCTAAGGTCTGGAGTTCCATTAGCACCATTACATAAAAATATTCTATCCCATTCACCTATACCAGCACCTGATCCATCAAAATTACCTAGACTTCCAAAGTAAGGGGTAGCAGAAAACGGAACCATTCTGTTGTTAATTGCAGTTTGTTGTGGGTTACCATTTAAATAGTTTTCAATGTACGTATTTATATCTGAAATTGCAACAAAAGTATTATCTGCATATGTGATAAAATTATTTAATTGAGTTTGTAGATTACACACATAATTTATAACAGCTTGAAGAACAGCCTGAGTATCTGTACTTGTAGCATTAGGGTCATCAGTAAGACCTGGAACTGAAATACAGCCTAACACATATGGCTCACTAGGTATTTCTTCTTGAATAACACCTATAGTTGCTTCTACTTGACACAATGATTGAATTATAGCCTCTAAGTAATTATTTAAAGATAGGGGATTACAATCATCTAAATTACTTTCAACAGTTGGACATATTATCGCTGGTGGAATTACAGGAAATATTCCTGTTCCATCAAGAGTTGATGATAAATAAGTTATTAGAGATTGTTCTACAAACGATAGAGAGTCTCCATGTTTTATTCCTAAGACAGGGACATCTACCCCTGTATATTTAACGCATTTGTCTGAAGATACTTCAGTACATCCGTTATAGCAATTTGAGCAGTTATTTGACATGATGTTTTATATTTTATATTTTAAGGTGTACAAGAGTTATTTAATGTATTGGTTAATCCTGCTTGGTAATATGTTTTACCATCACAGATTTGAGTTCTGAAATTACTTCCTCCAGGTTCTGTTATATATTCCATAGTATTTGTTTTAACAGTGTATTGATTTGCAGCTGCAGCATCCCACCATTCAACTCCTAGCTGTTCAGCAATTCTATCTATTCTACAAAGATAAAATACTGTACTACATGAATTTACTCCTGGTGTACCACTACAACATTCATTACCTTGGTCTGCTACAGGCATTGATCCTATAATACAGTTACCAGCAAAAAGTAGGCCTATTAATTTCTTAACACCACCAAATTCAGCATATACAGCAGAACCTGAGTCTCCTTGCAAACCTGGGTTAAAGCATCCTGGTTGTTGAGATGTACTATCATCATCACTTGGTCGAATTACAGAAATAATATCATTATAACCTACAAATCCGAGCGAAGTTCCTACATTTGGTAAATTTACAGATCCTGCATTTACTCTTAGAAAACCACAGATTCCTTTACCTCTAGCTCCTGAAGTTCTTCCTGATGACCAAACATCTGGATTTGTATTAAATATATCATCTAATTCAGCTGTTGTAGCAAATGGAGGGTTTTGATTTGTTATTACACTTTCAAGACCTATAGGTACCCAAGATGCATACTCTCCAGTACTAGGATTATTTACATTTTCAACATCTGTCCAATTTACAGAATACATTGCAGCATCCACTTGATTAACAAATCCTGAAGAAGCCATGTGGATTGGAGCATATCTTAAACTTATTCCTACTTCATTAACTGAACCAAAATAACCACCAGCTGCTTCTGTAGCTTGATATATTCTATTTATTGGATCGTAATCATTTTCTACATTAAGTGCAGATAAATTTCTACCACTTGTGTATGTAGGATTTACTATACTTACATGATTATTAGTAAGTGCTACTATAGCTCCTGACGCTACATCTTGTACAAATGTTCCTAATGTACCAACACTGTAGTTAGACACAGTTTGATATCTAGCCATTGTTATTCCTCCCCTTAGAGGTCTAGTAAATTGTCTGTTAGTAAATTGTCCAGAGTTAGATCCACTCCATCCCCCACAAGTTGTACAACTAAAAAGTTGAACTGGAGACTGTTGTATTATATCTATCTTAATAACTGTATCACCTACAGTAATTTCACTTGGTATCATTTCTTCAGAAGATAACTCTTCAATTGGTTTCTTTTCAGTAACTCCAATTACAATAGCAGAATCTCCTGTAACTTTACCAGCAGAAACCTTTTGACCTAGTCCAACGGAAACAATAGTAGTATTACCTTTTGCAAAGGTTTTTGCTACATCATCTATTTTATCTTTTATTTCTTTTGTCAGTTTCATAATATTATGAGTTTAATTCTGATTCAAACCATGTCCAAATTGTCTTGGTTCCTGATGAGTCAGGAGTAGTAGTTGTTGTAGTTGTAACTTCATTAAATTTCGTAAGACCATCACTTATTCTGCACTGTGGTCTACTTCCTGAGTCTATAGCTAAACCTGGATTAGGTTGCTCAAGAACAACAGACCAAATTGATGTCTCAGTGTCGCATCTATACCAGACTCCTGTAAACACATCAGATGTATATATATAATTTCCAATCATTGTTAAATCTCCACTAGTAAGATATGACCCACTACTAAGCAGGGGAGTATTGATATATCCATCTAATGTTCCTGCATTATAGTCGTATTGATATATTCTACGACCAGTTCCATTAAATTGATGATACAATACTTTATTTGGAGTTACTCCATCTAGTTTGTATGTAATTAAACAATCTCCCTGAGCATTGCTTTCAACTATAATTTTTTGAGTAACTGATAAGACGGTAGAACCTTCAATAATTTCTACTTCTAAAACTCTATTAAACCCATAAAGATATACAAGTTTAGTATCACTAATTGACTCTCCAGAAATTTTAAGTCCTGTTGACCACTCAGAAGGCCATGTATATAATATACCCTCCCACTGAATATTTTCAGGAACACCTGTTGAACTTAAATCATATGTGTATCTTGTAAATGCATACTCAGTGTTAGCTAGAGTTATAGTAATATAGTTTTCACTAATAGAAACTCCTTGGCACTCAAAGTTAGTTCCTGCAGGGAATATAAGTTGTTCTGTAATTCCTGTAATAGGACTGTATGCAAACACATCAGAGTAATAGGGTTCACCAGGATAACATGCTCCTGGAGTGTTAGCGCAATCCTGTCTAATAGTAGCATAAATTAGGTTACAATCTAGAGGAGCTGTGCTACAACCTAACCAAACAGGTCCACCTGCACCTCCATTTGTACCACTTAAAGTGAAAGTAGTAAAAGGTTGAGTAGATTGCATATTAATTACTGCACTACCTGCACCTTGTATTACTCCTTCAAAAGGTCTAATTTCATTAGAGTTGATTATCTCAACATTACAACCTTGTACAATTGTTAGACTTGGTGTGCCCTGGTTTACTTCAAATCTAAAGCGATCAGCATTAGTATTATTAGAAGAGTCCATTACATCAAACTTAAAAGTAAGATTAGTAATAGGATTTTCAAATTCAAGCGTGTAATCAAATGCTGGATTATCTAAATTAACACTGCCATTTCTTCCAAATGTAACAGTACGTGTGAGTAGATCACCTGGAATAGTCTCTCCAGTAAATGTAATACCACAATCATTTATATAGTCAGTTGCCTGTTGATTATAACCTGCATCATTATAACCTGCAATTCCTTGCCATGTTTGACTAGATGCGGTTACTGTTTGTCCTTCAAATTGGAATGTTTGAGGACCTAAGTAAGATAAAGGAGCTTGTCCAGGTGCTCCTAGTCCATCTATTGTTAATTGAGGAAGGTTTGTTGGTGTACAACTACCAAACCCTTCAGGAAGAATTACATTAGCACAACCATTTGCAGATGATAACCAAACATTTTCATCAATTACAGTTGTTGCTATTGTAGCTGCATGAGGTAATGATTGATCTATAGTATATACAACTAAAGTTTCTGGTTGTAGAACTTGTAATAAGTTATCTGTTCCCCAGGTAGGCATTGCTTTAACTGCTACGTATGATGCAAATTCAGGAACTCCACTATCTTGTAAGTTTATTAATGTAGATAAATTAGAATTTAATGACCAATCATATTGATTATCAAAACTTGAATTAGCAGGAGGTATACCTTTCATTTGTTTTATAAAGTTACCAACAAATTCAGTTTCGTTATACTCAGGTTTTATATCAAGTCTCAAGTTTAACATAACATCTCCACTATTGGCCATCCACATTGATGTAATCTCTGACAGATATCTAGCAGTACTTGGAGCACTTTGATTCCCATATGTTAATGAAATTGAGCTAAAACTACGTGCAGCTTGTTGTGGTGAACCTGGAGGTAGGTATGTAGTTGGTCTAAGAGTTAGTACTGGTGCATCAACAGCAGGCAGTTCCCAAGTTACAACTGACATTCTATTATGTTCAGGAAGAGGTTCACTCCACGCTGCTATTAAAATATTATTAGTAACTGCTATAGCAGAAATAACTCTACCTGTAGTCTCTGAATAAGTTATCAAACCTGGTTGAATTCTAAACTCTCTTATATAGTTTAATGTAGGAACTGCTCCAGGCGCACTTACATCTATATTCCACTCTCTAACATATTGGTAACTGTCGGTGCTAACTTTTTCACTAAGTAAATATAATTTACTTGATGTAGAACATATAGGTCTATTAATACCTATTGTACTTTCAAAATCATTAGGAACTAGAACTTCAGTAGATGTGTTTGTATCAAAACTATATACTGCAACTGATCCTGGGTTACCACCATTAGTAGACCATAAACATAATCCTGCTGGTGGTGGTGTAGTGCTGGTTGTAGTTGTTGGTGGAGTAGATGTAGTAGTTGTAGTTGTGATATTACAAAGTATCTCTCCAGCAAAATCACAATTTGGTGTAGCACAAGTGTAAATATCTGTTTCAGTATTTAAACAAAGACCACTTAAGTCATCCAATCTAACAACAGTAGTTCCTGCAGGTGCATCAACCTGAAATCCAGCTAACAAAGCTGCTTTAGATATACCTTGTGCAAACGGTGTAGCAAAATTAGTTGCGTCAGAATATAGGTCAAAAGGACCTGTCTCATTGCCTGCAAAACTTAATGTTATTATTATTGTCATCTCTATCTATAATTTTTGATTTTACTAAACTCCATATCCAAAGGCTATTAATGCATTTCTTATTTCATCATACCAGTATTGTTGTGGGTTAGCAGGACTATTATCTAGATCCGCTGACCATGCAAATCTTGCAGGACTTGCGCTTGGGAAGTCTTGTACATTATCTACAGGACCGTATGCACTAGCAGGTTTGCTAGCAGGTTGTCCAGGTTGTCCTGCATTATAACTTGTAAGAACATCTGCACCATTAATTCCTGCATTAAGAAGTCCAGTAGGTGAAACTAAAGGTTTTATTGTTGAGTTTGTATATACTGAACTAGCTTTTGGATGGAAAAACTTAGCTCTATATATATTAGTGTTTCCTGCTGCAGTTTCTATATCATCAACAAAATCTCTTAAATTTCCTATGTCCTCTTTTATTCTTGCATTTGTTTGAATGTCTCTAGTTCCCCATGCACTTCCTGTACTAAACTGACCATCCATATTATATCCTGTACCTGATTCATCACCAAAAGCCAGAATTGCTAAACTATCTGCATCAGGAAAATATCCTGCTGCACCTATAGTGCCTCCTAAGCCTCTATTTGAAAGCATTGAAATTTGTCTTTCGTCACCACTATGACACCAGTATACACGAGCTTCAAACTCATCACTACCGTTAGTAGCTATGTCTGTATTTCCACTTGCTTCAGTTCCTCCTGTTGCATAGAAATCTTGAAGTAAGTTTCTTAAATTAGATGTGTTTATATAATCAGCAGATTTCTGAGCATCTGTTAGATTAAAAGTTATAACACCTGTGGTATTGGCAACTATATCTGCAGTTAATGCAACAGGGTTTCCACCACTATCCAGAAGATTAAATTGAGGTTGACCTTGTGCTGATAGACCAGCATATTCAACAAAAGTTCCTGCAGGTATTGCAGGGTGTATAGCTTCCATACCATTTACAACACATAGATATGAAGCATTTGTTGTTTCTCCACCTGCATATGATTCAGTAACTTTACCATAGATATTTGTACCACCTGATAAGTTTATAAATGTTGATCCTAACAGTTGAGTTCCAGATCCCTGACTTTTTACACCTGTAACACTAGCTATCTGTGCTGTCACTCCTATTGTATTATTCATAGAACCTGAAACATCACTCCAGAAAGTAAAGTATGAGTTCCCTGTAACTGGTATATCTGGATCAGGAGTAGGACAATTTCCAGAAGCAGTAAGTATAATATAATCTGTTGCTCCATCAAAGGTTTGAAATAATGCTGAACTGTCAACACCTGCATCATCTATTATTGAAAATTGAAAAACATACACAAAAGATAAGAAACCACCTCCATTTGTTTGAAATTTACCGTGAGGAATATTTATGGTTCCAGTTCCACCAGTATTAAATTTATAAACTCTTGAATAGTTTACTCCTCCTATATTAAATACTACATTATAGTTAATTTCTGGAATTTGAATCCATTTTGTATAACCTGTAGTATTAGTAGTTGGACCTGTGAAACCAACCTCCAATTGGATACCGAGAGACTCAAATCCTGGATCAATACCTGCGTACGGTGGAGTTGAGCGATAAGTTACGTTTTCTATAGGAAGATTCGACCAATCATATTGTAAACATCCAACTATATCACCAGATGATGTTGTAGTAGTTGTAGTCTGAGGAGTACCTAAAGAGTTAACGTTACATTGTAATGAAGAATGGAATGGTTGTATTACATAATCAAGTCCATTGTCCCATACTAAAGTTAATGCATATGTAGTTAAATTAACTTCATACACTTTATCTTCTGCAACAAATGAACCTCCTCCTTCTTCTGATAAGTATAATTTACCCCCATCTTGGAATAAATTTACTTGAGCAGTTGGATCTATCTCTGATAACACTTGACTAACTTCTAGTGCACCATCTGGATATGAGTATTGTTTTAGTATAGAATCTCCAGTAGAAGATCCATTTGAATTAATTACAGTTATTATTTTATTATCTAATGTGTACATTAAACATTTAGAAAATAAATCAAATGGAAATACTAAAGCAACATCATTAGACTCTACAATATCATCAGTTATATTTAAGGAAACTAAATCAGCAGTTTGTGAACTGAATGATACAGTCGTTAGTAAAAAATTATTTGCTACTGGAGCTAAATGTACCCAGCGAGTAGATTGAGTTGGTCCAGTACCTCCAAGTGCATCATCTTTAAATACTATAGTTCTATTTCTAGTAAGTACATTTTCTGTAGCTGAAGGAATCCACTCTACAATTTCTGTATACATGTTACCTTTCCACAACCTTGTGTTAGTGTGGGCATTTGCAAAGAAATCTCCATACTCATTATTGTTAAGTATAACTGCAGTGGTAGTATTATTACTCACATTGTATATAAAATCTTGACTAGCATTAGAATACATAACACAACTTAAATCAAAGGTGGATACTAATTCAAAACATCCATCCACTCTACAATCTGGGAAGATTGAAGTTGTAGTAGTTGTAGTACTAGATGTACTTGTACTTGTAGTTGTACTTGTACTTGTACTTGATGTACTTGTTGTTGTTGTACTTGGGTTTGGTATTACAGTTACAGAACATGTAGTAATTTCACACACTGTAGGTGTATTACATCTACTAACACAACCAGATGTTAATCTAATTACTTTACCAGCAATATCATTAACACAAACTGATCCTGCATAATTAGGATTACAATACTTAAATGTTAATATACGTTTATACGCTATCAACTGAGTAATCGTGTAAGCAGGTACATCACGACCTAACATAAATACAACATTGTTATACATGTTATTGCCAAGCTCTGCAAGCTTACAATCTATACTCTTAAGTAAATCAGGAATCTTGTGACAATCCTGACAATTTGTTAATCTAGGTGTTAACATAATAATTGGTGGTGTTTATTTTCCTTTATTTGAATTACCATTACAGTGAGCGCACATACCGTTTGTTAACTGGCACCCACATCCCACTTTTGAACCACAATTTGCACACTGAGCCATATTATCTAAAGTTTAATACGTAATTGTTTCCTGAACAACCACAGTTGGATTTTGAAAATGTATCAAGCATATTATCTGCTTGTTTATATAACTTAAGAGCTTCTACCTCTGCACAATTATTAGCTGCAGCAAGAGCTCCTTGTATAAAAAAGTTTATTGTATTCAAGTTTATACTAGCTTGAGTTTTAAGTGCCATATCACACTCCATCATATCAAGCTGCAAAAACGCATTGTCAAACTTCTCTTGTAGTCTGTCAATACGCATTATAGTCTTCTCCACAAAATTTAAGTATGCTGGAGCAACTGAATATTTTAGATGGTATATACCATCAGGTAATTTTTGTTGGCACCCTGCTTCAGTTATTCCTAAAGTGTCAGAGCCAAATATATTTGTATCTAGTGGTACAAAAGGTAGAATCTTTTTACCAAAGTTTGGTACCTCTATCTCAATAGTAGGTGCTGATATCAGAGGTGGGCTATCTGGATAGATAGACGCATCTGTAATAGCAAGTATATTGACACTATAACTAGGAGGAACTATTATATCTAATTGTAGATTAGCTGCCATATTATTATTTTAAAAAAAATGCCAGAGGATATGAGATAATCCTCTCACCTCTGGCATAGGTTTGTTATTGTTTATTTTGCCTACAGCTCTTAATGCTTATGAAGAAGCAGTAGTAGTTGTAGTAGTTGTAATACAAGTGTTGTTAGAAACAACAGCTCCTAAAGCAGCTACTAGTATTGGCTCTACAAGAGCAGCAATACCACTAGTGGTAGCATTAGGTACAGCAAGAATTACAGTGCTATCTTGGTGAATATAGTCACCCCACTGATAAGCAGATTTATCTAATTCATTGAATCGGATATAGTAGCTATCGTAGATAGTTCCAGCAGTTACATAAGACTCAAAGTTCTCATTGTATCCACCCATTCTGTATAGAGATTTTAAATATCCAGCTTGGTAGCTATAGAAGTTTTTCTCTAATTGTTTAAATTCATCAGCAGTTCCTGATGGATAGTTTGAAGTTTGTGTTACTGTAGCTTTTGCAACAATATTACAAGCATCAGCAACAATAAAATCAGCAGTTGTAGCAGGTCCATCGTATACAAAAGTACTAAAGTACATTCTGTCATATTCCCATGGGAAAGCAGCAACATCACAAGGCTGTCCATACTTAGTTAATGGCTTACCTTGTATTCTAAGGATAGTTCCACCAACATTTTCAAAAGTAAAGAAGCTTTTAAAAGATACGTTATCTGGATTATCTCCAGGAGCGCTTTGATTTAATTTAACAATGATTGAGTTAATTAATGCATTTACATCTACATCAGTACATACATCACCACCACATTCACAACATGGAGCGTTTACAGTTACTGAACGAGTAAATCCATTGAAGTAAAGAGTGTCAATGTAAGATGAGTGAGCACGTAATGTTAAAGTTAAGATTTCACCACATTGTACTTTGAAGTCAGTTACATCAGTAATTTGATTTGATACATCAGAACATCCTGTTACTTTGTACCATTCTGTTACATTTGAATTGCAGGCTGCTCCAGCTGTTGGGCATCCTTTAATTTTGTCAGACCTCTTTGATCCTTGAAGATAGGTGTTTTCTCTACCTTGTGCTACATAGAAGTAAGGAGACGCTGCAATGTTTGCAGCAGTTGCAAGAGCGTAATCACTCTTGAAAAATCCTACAGTACCTGCAGTAAGATCTTGAGTTGAACCAGAACTAGGGAGTGCGGTTTGCCCCACTGGCACCACGAATAACGTGGTTAATGAAAAATCAGACATATTTTATGATTTAAAGTTAATATTAATTATTATTATTATTCATTTGTTTGTATTCTAAACTGTGCGCTTTGTACAGCTGCACTGTTTTCTGTGTACATTGCAAGATTTTGAACAGTTAAATCTAGAAGTTCATCTTCTAAATATAGTTCAAGCTCACAGTTTTGATTAGTCGATGGTGTACCATCCATCATGACATAACCTACCTTGTTAATATAGACAGGATATCTCATATACATTATGTAAATATCATTGGGAGTAAATGTACCATCAGTATATATACTCATGGAGTTAGAAGATATAGCGTTTAAAGTTTCCTGATACTCAAAGCTTGGCTTGTAGTGATCATTATTAAGTAACACAGATAAATCTCCGTGCTTACTTAAGTCTTGGTTAATCCATATCTTACGATCTTTACACCTACCTTTATTTGCTAAAACATAACTGTCTACATAAAACATATATTTAGGTTTTAGTACAGTTAGGTCAGCATCCCATTGATGTAATTCTTTGTTAGTTTCCACTAACGGTAATGGTTGATTAATAAAATCTATAACTAAATTTTGTAAATCTTCATACCTTTTTTTAAAAGCATCATAACCTAATCGGTTAGCGACACTAAAACCATCAACTTTTTGTTTTATCAACTTAATCTGAGCTTCATTCAAAGCTAAGATTTTGTCTTCTAATTGAATTTGTTGATGCTCGTTAGTTGATAGTTTATTTAGTTTTTGGTCTATTTTGTATAATAAACTATCTACTGGTATCATATATTATTATGTTTATAAAACTAGCCTCTTAAATAGAAGCTAGCTTTTTACCTTTTAACTTTCCTTCTAATATTAATAACTCATCTTGGTTATCTTCATCAGCTAAGAATCTGATTAAATCATCTTCTTCTTTTGCTATCTCATAATCACCTTCAAATATTCTTCCATTAGGTTTAACTCTATAGATAGAATGTTGAATAGCTTGTTTAACTAAATCTTTAATATGGAGTAAATTTTCTTGCATATCAGCAAATCTGCTAAATACTTCTACAGGACTTAATCCTTTAAAGTTACCAGTCTTCATTTCTGACTGCTTCAACATGTTATCTACTTGATTGTAAACAACTTCTTCTTTTGAATCATCTGATACAGGAAGACCTAAAAGTCTTGCAACTTTCTTTTTCTTCTCTGGACTCATTGAATCAAACTTGATAATAGCTTTATTGATTAATTGCTTTCTCTTATAAACGATTGCATTTTCAATATCATCATTAACAACATAAAATTGTGTGTCAGCAGGAAATTCTCCTCTTTCCCAAGCTTGGTAAGAAGATGCAATAGTTGGATGAACTCTTAACCAAGCAAATGCTAATTCTTGCATTGTTAGGTTTAAGTCATAATAATTATCTCCATCTAACAACTTAACAGGTTGTACGTGCAATTCATCATTTGTTCCAGTGGACAATCCATAGTTCCAAAATTTAGCTCTTGGTCCTAAATCAATATCTCCCAAAGCAGCCTGTAGTTTATCTTTAAGATTATTTACACGCTCAATTTCTAGCTCTCTTTCAGTTGGATCTTGAATTCTTTTGATATATCCAGCATCAGGATCTATTCCTGTTCTATATTTACCATCTAACTCTTTATAAGGATATTTAAAAACTCCTGTTCCAGGAATTCTTGTCATACCTTGCTGAGCAAGGTTACTATCCATAGTTTGCAACTGCGAACTGTTATATTGTCTCTTTATAGTAGAGATCTTTCCTAATTTACCCATAATGTAGTTATTAATTTTTGGTTTTATTTTATTCTTGTTGAGTACTCTGATTGAACAGATAGGAACTTAATCCAGTACTCAGTTGAGAAAGTTGCCCCCTCTGAGGAGGGACAGTGTGGGACGAGGGGACACTTCTCGGATATTGTTACTAGAACTGTGGAATTTCTTCTATTAATACAGTTCTTGATAAATCTTCAATGAATACATCACAACGATCTTTCATCCATAATTCGTATCCTGGGAATTTGTTAGCAGAGCTCATACCTTGAGATTTTGCAAATCCTAAGTGATGACGAGTTCCATCAATATAACCCCAAGTCATAGAAGGTGCACCCTTCATACGTACTTCACGAATGTTGTTGATCATTGATCCATCAGATGATGGAGATACATCAAACACCATAAATGTAGGAGTAGACTTTTTGTTTTGTCCAAATTCTAAGTTAGTTTGTGGTAAATCTAACTCTCTTAAGTGAACAAGTTCTACACGTCCAGTCTCTCTTGTTACCATTGCATCAAATGCAAAGTTATAAGTAATAGACTGTCCTTCACCTTGCATATATCTGTTTCCAGAATCTGCCATGAACGTAAGACCTGAATTTAATGCATCATTCTTAAGAGCTTGTTGGAATACATCGAATCCAGCCTCATTAGTATACATTTTAACTCTACGATCTTTTACATCCACTCTTCTGTAGAACAAATCTCCAAATACTGAACGAATCAAGTTAGCTGAAAATTCTCCACGGTTGTATTGTACTAAGTTTCCGTTATTTCTCATTCTGTGGTATACACCAGCAGAAGTTCTTTTTAATTCTTGCTTAGAACCATTAGTCTTAACTGTTCCAGGCTTCGCCCAGATCATTCTCTTAACCTTTAATTCTAACATAGACTTACGCATCCAGAACTCAATAAACGGCTCCCACTTAACATCATTACGAGTTAATGGTAACTGATTACGTCTTTGTGGAGCATACACTAAGATATCTAATGGCTTACCAGAAGTATCTCTCATCATTTTATCATCAGCCCATTCCGTGATCTTGTGCTCATAACCATATGCAGAACCTAAAGATTCAAACATTGTGATTTGCTCACCTAATCTTGGAAGACCTAATAAGTCTTGATCAAATTCTCCAATAGCAGCATCAACTAATTCTAACTCAGTACCTACTGCTAAGAATGTAGTGTTTACGAAATCTACTGTTGGGTTGTCACTTACTAATGTAAATTTGTAAATGAATCCAGCGTTCCAAGGCTGAGGATCTTTAATTACATAGAAACGTGGTCCATACTGACGTGTTCCTACAGATATAATTGCATTCTTAGAGAATTCATTAGTATCTAAAATTAATTCAAATTCTTGACCATCGATACCTAATTTTCCAGTAGCTGCAATGATTGATTGCGTGGAAGCTGGTATGTCAAGAATCTTTGGAAATTTGTAAGGAACTGCGATGTTCCATTTCCAAGCATCACTATTCGTATCAATGAAGTACGGTGTGCTCTTGTTAATCATGTCTAAGAAATCATTGCTATACAATGATGATTGAGTATACAGACTAATGATTTTTTTATCATAGTCCGCAGGCTCTGAAGAGTGAAAAGACTCTAAGTGGTTTGAATCTGTAAGTTTACCTACAGCACGTTTGTCCATAGACGCTACTCGTGCATAAGTAAAACCAGTTAAACCTGGGATTGTTTGAATTGCCATTTTTTTATTCGTTTTTGTTATTAATTACTATTTATATAAACCATGAATTAGGTTTAGATTTCTTACCTGATGACTTTAAAGTTTTGCTTTTAGTCACTTGTCTAGCTACTTGACCAAACAGTTGATTGGATTTTTTAGTAATCCCTGTTCTTTGTATTGTAGATAAGGTAGGATCTTTTTCTAATACCTTAAGTAAAAGTCCTAATTTAACTTTCATTTCATGATTCTCAGGTCTTTTTAAATCTAAGATAGCACGATCGAAGTCAGTGAGATTTTCTCCAGCAGGAGTTTTCCACTTGTCTACTAATAAATAGTCTTGTAGTTCGTTTGCCAAATTAGAATTTAGTGGAATCCCATCAAACTCTTTTTCTTTTAACTTGTCGTTAAGGATTGTTTGAACGTTCTGAACATACTGATTTCTAATTTCAGTTTTATGTTGTTGAACTTCTCCAGCTTCCTTATCTAATTGTTGAAGCTTTGCAGCTTCCTTTTTAACTAGCACCTTATGATGTCTAGCAGCTACGGATTCTAAATCACCGTAATTTTGTAATCTTTCTATTTCTTTACCTATGTCTTCTTTTTCAAAACCTTGATCAGTAAGAGCTTGACTCATTACTTGTTTTTGGTTAACTTCATTTGATAAATCCATTTCAGTAAATGCTACAACTTGGTTGTATGCTCCAAAGTATTCTTTTGGATCAGCTCCTTTTACAAAGATAGATTCAAAAGCATTTTGGTAATCTTCTCCAAATTGACCAATGAAATTTTGAACTAATTCAGATGCACCTTTTTTCTTTTCAGCATTAAACCTTTCTAAGAACTCTTCTGGAGTGTTGATTGAAACTTCTTCATCATCCTCATTCTTTGTAAAGACTCCTAACTCTAGCAAGTCACCTGCAAGAGCAGAAAATTGAGTTCCTTCTTTAGGTTCCTCATCTTCTTCTTCATCTTCATCAACAGGTGTATCTTTTACCTCTGTTTCTTCTTTAGGAGTAATCTCTTCCTCATCTTCATCATCCTCAGAAGCACTTAAGAAGTCAGCAACTAGAGATTCTCCAGTTTGCTTTTCTTCATCTGTTTTACCATCCACACTTTTAGGTGGAATAATATCCTTTCCTTTTTTCACTCCGCTGTTTTCTCCTTTTGGAGAATCAACTTCGTTTACTATAGGTTCAATATCATCAGGGTCACCTGAAGCTGTTTCTGGGGAAAGTAAGTCATTAAGTAATTGAGCGTCTCCTGCACCTGTGTCAAGAGTATTTTCAATACCGAAGTTACCTATGTTATCTAAATTATCAGACATATGTAGTTATATTTTATTACTATTTGGTTTCTATATGTAAAAATAGGAGAAGAGTATCTAATATCAAAACATTATTTGCACATTACTACAACTTTTTTAAATAATATAGCATTAATATTTTTACCTCTCCTAATTTAATTAGTTAGTTTTTCTTTTCTCTTCCTTTTGCATTCATTTTAGCAACCGCAAGATCATTTGCTTGATTGTCACGAGATAATTTAATTTTCTCTCTTTCAATTTGTAGTTTTTGTTGAGCTAAACTACTCTTTGAATTTATGTCAGCCATTTTAGTTTCGTAATCCTTATCAGCTTTATTTTGTTGCATTGTTAGATTTTCGATTTCTAATGCATCTGGGGTTCCATTATTATCTGCATCAGAGGATGCTCCACCTTCTTTAGACATTGCATTTATCATAGCAATCTCTTTTTTGTTTACACGATCCAGTTCATTCTGATAATTCTCATTAGCTGTTTCTTGTTGAGCTAATTGTTCAGTCTGTTGCATTTGAGCTTGTGCAATTTTTCCAGCTTGTTCTTGTTGCTGTTGTTGCATTTGCATTTGCTGTTCTTGTTGTCCAACTTGTCTATCTCTAAGGTCTTTGAAAGTCTTTTTCATTTCTCTCATTGATTTAGTGCTGTACAATTCAATTACATCATATAATGTGCCACCGTTTTGTATAATAGCTTGAGACAGTTGTCTAAGTTCATTAAACATTTGAGTGTCTTCTGGTCTATTAGTTAAGAATACTTTTAAATCTCTAAGTTTTAACTCTGTTCCATTCACTTGTACAAATGCAGACTCACCTTCATTTGTTATATATGATAGTGTAGATTGAGGTTTAGTACTTTCTGTATATAAAGAAGCATCTATTATACCTTGATACAATTGACCTAATACATATTCGTGTGCAACAAATAGAGGCTCTGTCTGAGAGTAACTCTGTTGCATAGCAGTATTTGTACCTGTAGCTGTTTCTGATGCAGATACAGACCCCATACGCTGTCTAGACATACCTATAAGTTCCCAGCATTCAACTTTCATTTGTTGAGCTAAGTTATAACGAGATTGTATTTCTTGTGTACGTGTAAGATCTAAAGATGTAAATTGATTAAATGAACTAGGAGCTTTTAAATTCTCTGGACTGTCATCAATAAATACAACACCACGTTCACGAGCTTCCATCTCCCATATGTCAAGTGCATCTTGTGCATCTCCATCTTTAGGAACAGGTATATGTCGTAATGACATTAATTGAACCTTACCAACTTCTTTTTCCAGAAGCTTGTATAATTGATTCATACAGACATTATAAATAACTTGGAAGGGTTTCATTAGATCTACTAGAGATCGTGCCTCTGTGTTCTTTATTTCATATGTAGTACCTATAATTGGACAGTAATCTAAAAGGTCATAAGGTTTAACATGATAAATGTCTGGTCCAATTTTAATTCCTTGGTACCATTGATTGATCCATCCCCACTCTAAAGATTCTTCTGTAGGTATATCTCCTGATTTGTAACTTTCATCTACTAATACAGATTGCTCATTACCCATTTCATCTATATAAATCAACTTACCTATTTTCTTTTTAGATACCCAATAGCTTCTTACGACAACATATTTATATCCAAATGAAGATACATTACTAGTTAACCCTAAGAAATCTTGCAACCCATCATTATTCTCTTTCATTTCTGATTCAATAATCATACGTGTCTGTAAAACTAAAGGATCATAAGTATCGTAGTTTATAGAATCTATACCAGGACTAACATCTGAGTTACCTAGATTAGATTCTCTTACATTTATAAGTCCGTAATCTTGCAACGCACTTCTTAAATGATCTATCTCATCTTTTTGTAAATCTGGAAATGCTTCTATTATTTCTGATATTTCCATAACTTCCACAGTACCAGCAGCATACGCTCCTTGATTTCTACCTGATGGATCTGATATATATTTTTTATCTGGTGTAGTTAAAAACCATGTGTTCTTTGGGTTACAAACTTCTACATTATATCCCACTTTTGAATTATCCTCATATATATGATAGAACTCTCTTGCTGATATTAGTAAATCTCTAAATGCATCTTCACTCTTTTCTTTTAGATTAAAGTCTGCCTTCTGACAAGTAAGTGTGTGATTAGCCCATTTTTCAGCTACTGATGTGTATGAATCAAGTTGTTCTTTAACTTGTTCAAACGTTATCTTTTCAAGATCTTCTGAACTTAACTCTTGTCCAGCAATAGCAGCCTTTGCAGATACTTGCTCTTTAACTTGAGCTATTACGTAAGCTTGTAAGGTATCTGTTTTAAATTGTAATTCTTGTGCTTGACTATCATCATCAAAAGCTTTAACTCTAAATGAGTCTGGTCTTTTAGATATTTCTCCTACTAATTCATTTATAGGAGTTGTCATTATTGAATAATGTTTTACGTAAGAAGGAAGCTCTAAATCTTCTTGTAACATATCTGTAAAGCTTTTAACATCTGGTTGGTCTATCATGAAGTCTTCTCTTCTTAATATACCTTTCATTAAGTCATAGTTCTTTACAAAAGTCTCTCTGTTTCTTGTATACTCAGCATATGCTTTATTTGAGAAATAATCCATTGTATTCTTTACCCAACTATCATCTTGCTTCTGCTTTGCGCTTTTAAACTGATCAGGAAAGATGTTTAGGTAAGCATACCTAATGTTTTCTTCTTTTGTATATCTTATAATTGCCATTATGAAAAAAGTTTGTTTTTCTTTCTATTAAAGAGTCCTCGTGACTCTGTGAATAGCTTGTTTTTTTTGTTCTTATTAAACATAGATGTTAATCTAACGTCTTCTTTGTCTCCCACCTTACCTAGGATGGGATCTAACTTCATAGCTAATGCAACTGCTAATTCAGCTGCAATAATTCTATCAAAGTTACCTGTCTCATTATACTGAATCATTTCTTCTAGTAATAATGGATCAAGTATTTTTGCCATACCTTTTGTTTCAGATACAACCTCATCATCTTCATTAGTTTCAGAATGAATTATTTCTTCTGAATACTTTTTAAGACATCCGTGTAAAAAGTCTCTAATCTTTTCTGATGATCTATGTATACCATAGTCACGTCTTACAGTAGTAGTAGGTACTATTTCTTTTAGCCAAGTAGGTTGTCTTTCAAGATATTGAGCGTCACCTTTACTAATCATATGATCTATAAAAGATATCTCATCATTTTCACATAAGGCTCGTGCATTAAAATACTTAATCAAGTAACGAGCTTGGTTTTCCCATGTTTCTTTTTTATCAGGCCTTGCACAATAACTAGCTACAAACATATCTTGGTACTTATCACCAGATATAGCATGCATTCGTTTATATATGTATACTGATCCTAATGAGGAACTGTATGCTGATTTACCTTGTCTATATGGATCAATACCTGCAACATATAGGCCATATGGTGGATTTTCCATAGGAAATTCATATATAACTATAGGAGCATCTTTTAAATCAGTAGCTTTTAATGGAAAATTAGATATTGGCATGTTGTCTGTAAACTCATGCTTTACACCTTCACCATCATCATATAGTATAACAGGCGTACCTGTTCTTTCATTTTCTAATAATCTATTCTTTTGACGCTTAGCTGAACTTATATCAAATATGTTTGTATCTTCATTTAAGAATATGTCATCTACCTCTTGAGGGTAGTACATCTTTTCTTTTAAGTAAGCTAATCTATCTCCAGCCTTTTTTAATCTTTCTAAGTTATCATTAGTAACCTTATCAGCCTTTTCCTTATTAGACACCATCATTGGTATCTTTTGCAAAGGTGATTTTTTTGGCTTGTTTAAAAACGCTCCAAGTGAACTATCTTCTTTAGCCTCCATTCTATATTCATGACCAATAAATAATCCATGAATACGCTTATCATCTTTTGAATTATTGTACGTAAGAAAATTAAAGTTTTCTACGTCAAACATTAAAGACTTTGCATCCATAAACTTCTTCATGTCTCCACCTGTCCCTGTCAATATAGGACTACAACCCCAACCAAATGGTGTTGTAAATCCAGGTATAGCTGCTTGTAATCCTCTTAGAAAATTACCTTTACCTATCTCATCAATAATTAATCTTCTAGGCTTAGTACCTGCAATTGCTTCTTCGTTGTTACCATCATCTAAGTTACGTATGAGGATTTGTGAAAACGGTATTCTTTCACCACCTCTAGTTTTAATACCTAACGTTACTTGATTTTTCCAGTTATCTTCTACTCTTTGCCATCTCCAGGCTTTAGGTAAGAAGTTTAAACCTTTGTCAATCTTATCTGTAATAAGCTTAATATCAGGAGCATTTAGTCCTGCAATAATGTTTTGTGAGTTCTCATCAAAAGTTGCACCTTGAGCAATGTAACTTGCTTCTATAACAGACTTAGCAAAACGTCTAATTCCTAGTATTACTAGTCCTTTCTTTTCTTTATGTGCTCTATCTATTTCATTAGTTACTAACCACTCATTGTCTCTTAGTAAAGGGTTAGCATACTTTTGATTAATTCTACCATACTCATCTATAATATCAACTTCTGTATGCCAAGCATTTAAATGCCAATATAGGAATGGATTAATATATGTACCATCCATCATGCACCCATTCATACATAAGTCTTTATGAAACGCATAAAAAGATTTGTACTCCTCAGAATCCTTATCAGGAACTCTTTTTTGGTTAATCATCCAATCTTTATAGTCTATGCTTTGTAGTTTCATTCTTTTCTACTCTTTATAAACTCTTCAGCCATAGATCCCAACTCTTGTCCACCTCTAGTTTCTATTTTCTTCTTTGCTTCCTTTTCACGAAGTTTATCAACTTGTTCTAAAAGAGACAGATAGTTCTTCATTGTATCTTGTACAAATTTTCCTTGAGACTCTATACTTGCAACAACCATTGGTATTTGACCACCGTTAGAAGTTTCTTTGTATTTTACTCTATCATCAAGCTTATGTAATGGATTAGCATCAACGTACTCTTTCCAAGAGATTAATTGCTGCTCTGCCCAATCAAGCTCTGCATTAATATATGTAGTTTTTTTTGCCATCTTGTTCTTGATTCCATCCGTCTTCCCAGTATATAAAGACGTAATTATTATTAGTAGAGTTCGTCATGGTCTTCTAAACTTAAGTCCATTCCATCTTTTAATATTTTATCCATTTCCCAGTCATCATCAGATAGCTCCACTGCATCTAGTTTAGCTTGGTAATTACGCAACAAAGAGTAAAATTTTTCATTGCTCAGTGACCATATGTTTTCTCCATCTAAAGCTGTGTCTATGTGTTTTCCAAGACTAATCTTAGGATGGTTTACGGTCAATTGGTTAATGATCTTTACAATTTCTTGCATATATGTATTAGTTGGTTTTCTCATTAGTCACTTAAATTAAGTCATTTATATCTTCATCTGAAAGTGGATTTAGCTTTTTATCAGGTTCTTCGTAAGGGTGTTCTGTAAATAAGTATTCTGGATCATCTTCATTATCTTCTGATTTACCATCGCTATCAATATAGTATTCAGGACGAACTGTAACTTTAATGATGTCATTCTCTTTACCTTCTTGTTCCTCTCCTTCTATATCAATAAAATCTGCTCCATCTTCAAACAGTTGGCTCAGTACTTGGATCAGTGATGATACTGATACTTTATTAAGTCGTAGTTTTTTCATAATCTTTATATTTACCTTCTTGTTCTGACGTTAGTACAGCCTGCCACTTATTAATAGGACACGAGCAAGATAAGCATTTTGTTTTTGCAGATAGTGTACATCCACAACTTACACAATGTGCATCTGGTCGTACTGTTTTGTGATTGATAGAATGATTATCACATCCATCACATATAGCTATTCTTTCAGCACTCACTTCTGCAATCTTATCTTTTAATTTTTCAGGGGGTAGAATCTTATTTCTCCATCCTTCATATATCTCAGATAGTTTCATCTTCTTTTATTTTTGGTTTTAATGAATTCAAAGTTAAGTTTATAGAACTTAATTTACTTTTTATAAAGTTAGATCTTTTTAACGAGATATCATCCTCTGTTAAGATCTTTTCGTAAGATTCTTTAACCTTTTCTAGACTTTTCACCTTTGTCTTAGCTTTTTTCTTATTAAACAAAAACTTACCATAACCAGATATCTCTACACTATTGTTATTCTTTAGTGCATCGTGGGCACTATTGAACTGGTGAGCTATTACTTGATTCAGAACTATCTCTGACACTATTAGCTTGGTTGACATCTTCTTTATAACTCGATCCTTTAAGGACAGTTTTGACTTCTTCATTATGTACTAATCTAATTACTAGGTTTAAATTTTTTTTGAAGTCTATAACAATGATGGGGTTAACCTTTATCTTACCTAGATGCTTCACAAAGATTCCCACCTTCTTAAGCTTTGACACTATATTATTAATTGTAGCTGTAGTTGTATTGTATTTCTCACAAAACTGTGCTCTTGAGTTTGCATAGGATATAGTTCCCTTCACTGCTGTAAATGCTATTAGTTCAATCTCCCTCTTTGTTAGGTTAAGATTGTTAATAGCAGATAGTATAGAATAATACTTTTGTGCTACTACATACTCATCTTCTAAACTCTTCTTTAGCTCTTGTATGACTGTATTTCTTTTTTCCATGATTTAGTTGTATATAATTACACATCATATAATCACAAATATACAATAAAAATCTATATACACAACATATGGTATATTTCAATGCTATATTATGTATCAGTAACTAATCATATACCTTTATTAGTTACATGTAAAAGAAGAAAGTATAATAACTAATAACCCACCCACCCACCAAAGGTAAAACATTTTTACCATGCCAACCAAATTTTCTAAAAACTTTTTTTCTAAAAAGCCCCACCCCATCGTGTGTATAAGGGAGTAGACCCCTACCAATTGAAGACCCCACACAAAATTTGACGATTGGGGGTAGCCCCCAGTCTTCACACTAATCCATTAAAAAACAGAAAACAATGGCATTACAATTTAAAGATTACCAGTCAGAAACCCTTGTAAACTTAGGGACAGTAGCATCCAATGCAGGAAAAGGAGGCTCTTGGTCATTAATTGACAAGAACTTTCAAGATGAGAGCAAGCGAGTTGCTCTAATCGTAAAACGTGCAGATGGTGCAAGCACTGTCGTTGCTTGCTCCACAGCTGTGAGCAGAGGATTGCGTGACCAATCCATCAAGAAAGGAATGGTTCAATCCTTTCCCATTCTACAAACTTCTTGGGATAAGAAGGTTGATGGAGTCATCCAAATGGATGCCACCACAGGTAAACCTGTCCAAGTAACAGGCCACTTCGTGTCCTTACCAGGAGGAACTCAAGTGGAGGACTTTGCAATCACGGATGAAACCGCTGAGGAGTTTGTTGCACCAGTTATCAAGCTGGATGACCTGGTTGCCTTTTAGCAACCATTTCACCCTTAAGGGGAGAGTTTATCGCTCTCTCCTTATATACTGGGTGGGAATACAGGGTTGGGCCTTTAAAAACCAAATAAAGTATATGTTTTGTGTGTGTGATAACTTATACGTGTTCACATAACCCACATTTCAACACCTTTTGACAGCTGTAACATTCACTGTTGCATACTAAATAAATATAGCATTAACATGCTACACTTATACACACACCTAATAACTTTCTCTCTATGCTTATATTAAGTTAGGGAGCTCTAAAACATATTAAAATTATGCTTGCATGGAGTGGACTAGACGTAGTTCAAACTTGGTGTTTAGTTAATTCACGGAAAAACACGCATTAATAATCCTAAAGTAGGATGTGCAGCCCAAGATGGTGATGCAAGCATATATTTAATAACTTAAAGCTGAAGAGCCTTGTACTACAACATTATGATAAATACAATCAAAGTATATCCACATACATACATGGAAGTTTCAGTTGAAC